CCACACACCTTTATATTGGCTTGTTCCATTACATTGTCTATTTTTATTATATTGATTTTCTAAAGCACTTGCTAATCTTAAATTGCCTATATCATTGTTTAAACGGTTACCATCAACATGATCAATAAACAAATCTTCTGGAATTTCTTTATTTGTAAGAATCATCCAAATTAATCTATGTACATAATAATGTTTTCCATCAAATCTAACTCGTCGATAACCATCTTCTGCAATATATCCAGATTCTTGATCTTTTTTAACAGAGCCTCTAGATATTTTATTATACAATTTACCATCTTTGTAGTAGAAAAGGGCTTTTAAGCGTTCTATCTTCATTTTTAATTTCTCTTAATATTTAACAACTGTATGTTACCATACAGACCAGACTATCTCTTCATTTCAACATGAAATGTTCCGCGCTTCGAGCACGCTTGTGCCCTACATAATAGTCGTTACACCTTCAAAGATATATAAATATCTAAGCTTGGCTCGGTATTGTCCCTAGGGAGTTTCACCGAATTCACGGAATTTTAAAACGGCTAATTCAACCGTTTACTGCGAAAGCAGTTCTTGCTTTAGTTGCATTGGCAATATCATTAATCTTACCATCCTTATTCATCATTTCTTCCCACCAAGTTAATTCAGTCTTTTGAGGAACTTGAAGAATATTGGTGGTCCATTCACCTTGTTTATTTTTGTAAGTCAATCTTTCTTCAAATTGTTGAGTAAAGTTTTGTTCAATTACTTTTCCATCAAAATTTACCCAAGGCACATTGGTCCATGATTTAGGTAATTTATTGGCGGATAATAATTCTACTTCAAATATTTTATTTTCTTTAAAATATTCACCTTTTAATAAACTGGAAACAGTCGGTATTTTAGGAACTACTACAGATAATTTAAAATATTTTCCACCTGTTGCTCTTGCTTTTGGACCTTTTACACCATAAATCATATCGTGTAAATTACTATCTGGTTTATAAAATCTAAGTCGTTTTAAAGCCTTTTCAGATAATGCTTCTCCAGCTTTTAATCCTAATATTCTACTTAGTGTATCTGGTAACACATAACCTTTCTTTTCAGAGCCTAATATTTGCTGTTTAACAATTGTTTTCCAATCAAAAGCAGCATTAGATGGTTTAGCATTATTTAAGTAATCTTCAGCCAATCTCCCAAAAAATCGTGTAAAATCTTTAAGGATAGGGACTTGCTCTCTTAAATGCTCGCTCATGATTTTGGCAATTGCTTTAAAATCACCAGGTGTTACCACCATATTATAATCGTGAGAAAGTTTTTCAACTAAATCATAAGTCTTTGGTTCTAGAAAATAAAGTTGTTCAAGAATATCGTCTCCAGGATCTAAACCTTTATTGAAAATATCTTTTACATTTTCTCTAAGTTCTTTCAATTCCATAGCAGTTTCAGGATCAAACTTTTCATATCTAGCAGCTCTGGCAGATATCTCCTCCAATACCTTATCACGATCACCTGCACTTACAACCAATGTATTACCTTGTTTGCCTAATACTTTAGCAAGTTTACCTTCTACATTCATAACACCAGTTCTTTCACCGGCACCATAAAATGTAACCATGTTTTGAGCCTTAGCTGCTTTACGTAAATCTTTTTCATTAAGTCCTAATTTTTCATTTATAATCTTAAATCGAGGATCATTATATGTAGCTGCAGCAATCTCATCATATAAACGACGTTTTTGTGTTGTGGGGACTACATTTGATAATTCAGCTAATTGTTTATTACGTGTTGTCAATGCAATAATTTGAGCGCCAGATGATGAAGCATCTTGTTCAAGAGCTAAGGCTGTTTTGTAATTACGAAGTTTTTCTAAGTTCTGAGAAGAATATGGATCAACACTTGTGATCTTTTTCCAATTCCACCCATATAACTCTGCCTCATTGTTTCCATAAGTGTATTTGAAAGGTTTTTCAATAGCAGTGCCAACCTGAATTTCACCAAGCAGCTCTACCTCCACAGGCTCCGTTACCCACTTTTCGTTTGTAATATCTACATCAGGTACTTGAGCCTTTGTAGGAATTGTGAATTTAGTATCACTAGGCGCTTTATACACATATAGCTTTTTACCTTTTAAATTCATTGACATTGCCTTTAATGCTGAATCAATGTCACCTGCAAATGAAATTCTTTTTATTGTATTATCTTCAAACCCTTGCTCAGTTAAAAAGTTAGAGGGTATACGGGGTGTGAATTTTGTATTTGTAAGTGGTACTGTGCTTATATGAAACAATTCGCCTCTGTCTGGAAAATTGCCTGCAGTCTTTTTGAGATAGTTATCAATTTTAGCTGTCTCTATTGCAAATCTGAAGAACTTACCTAATTCTTCACCTTCTACCATATGTACAGTTGGGTGCTCTAAAATTTTACGAATGTCATTAGGTTTTCTTGATAACATTAAATTACCAATGTCTACCAAATCCTTACGCCATTTTTGAGCAACTTTTTGTCTTCCAGTATTTGATAATGAATTGAAATTACCTTCAAATTCATCAGACAAACCACCTAAGAAAGACCCTATTTGATCTTGAAAATTAAAGAAATCATCGGGGCTAAAATTCTTTTCAATTTCTGTATTTAAAAATGGCCTAAAGCTTTCGCCTGATTGTGGACCAATTAATCCACGATCATACACACGAGCGCGATGGTCAATAAATGGATGGTTGGAAAATGCTTTACCACTTGCTCTTAACCAATCCATAGCCTTGAATCTTTCGTATGCATCACCACGAGCTGAAATATAATGTTTATATTCATTAAGCCCATCATAGTAAGCAGCCTTCCCTTTATCATCTTTGAAATAAAGCAATTTGTCTACAAAATCATAAAAATCTTCATCTATTCGATATTTAGATTTAGATGCCCATGTCAAAGCATCCACCATATTTTTGTCCACAAATTCTTCAGGAAAATCACTGAATGAACTGGTAGATGTAATCGGAATTCTTGTATCCTCTAATCCTAATATGCCGTTATCAATATGATAGGTTTTATAACCTTCGCGAAATACTAACCGATTTTTATCATCCGTTACACTTACACGTAAACCAATATCTACCTTTCTTTGTAATCTGGCATATTCTTGAATTCTAGGATCTACAACACGAATGTTATAAGCCATAGTATCATAATAAGGACCAAAATATTGCCCAGACATTCTAGACTTCATTCTTCGTTTTTGAACACCAAATGTTTCTACTTCAAAGAATTTACTTACATTTTTAGAGTTAAGTATTTTCATACCTAAATCATACCATTGTCTTCTCCAGCCATTTAGATTAGCAAGATTGTATAAATCCCTACCTAATGCTACAGCAAACTGGTCTCTGTCAGGTGAGTCTGCTAAACTTAATCTATGTGCAAACTTTAAATAAAATTGGTGTAAATCATCTTCAGATAATCTACTTCTTATTTTAACAGGTAATGTAGGATCAAATATAGTTCTAAGTTCTTTTGCAATTTTAGGCGCTACTTTATCTTCCCAATTATTTCTTGCACGAATATTGCTTAAGAAATTTATACTTAAGTCATCCAATTGCGTAGTACCTAATACAGGATCGATATAATTAGCTTGCTTAAGTCGTTTTAACAAATCCTGATCTTTACGTAATTGTGTTTCGATTGTGTCTGAAACGTTCATTACATCAAACTTCATTTGAGAGTTTGATACAGCTTTAAAATTAGTCCATACATCTTTATTTATACGTTGTCTACCAAAAGTAATACGAAGATTATCTACAACAGCAGCTCTTTCATTTATGCTCATATACTCAGACAAATCATCATTAATATTTTTAATAAACTCTTTATCTCTATCTAGTAAATCTTTACTTTCTTCAACTAATCGCAAATTATTATTTAATACATAAGGATTAGGCTGATATAGTCTTACATCTTCATATCTCCCTGTTGCAGGGTTAAATATTAATTGATCTTCTCTGGGTGGAGAGTTTAATACTCTATTTCT